CCGCCCCCCGGCGTGGGGGTAGAAGTGCAGCCGAAGCCGGACATCCACCTACCAACGACCCGACTGTATCGGTGCGTTGACATTGCAAAGATAGTCATCTTCCACAGTCTTCGGTCAATGACGCCCACGAGCCGCCCGGCAGACCTTTGCTGCAAGTAATCAAAATCACATACGGATATGGGACGAATCAAATTATCCAAGCGGGCAAAACGCGTGTTTCGATTACTGGCCGAGGGCGTAACGGAGTGCCCGGCAGGCATGGATCGAGAAGAGTTTTCGCTCGGAGCCTTAGCCCTCAAATACGAGGGGCTCGCTGTATGCCATGAAGAGGAAGGCGGGGACGTCGTCGCCGCAAAGCTGAGCACCAATGGCAGGCTCTATTTGCATGGCGATCGTTCCCCCTGCAAGGATCACCGGCAGCGAGAGAACGCGGTGGACTGGAAATTCGTCTTGATTATCATGCTCGATCTGATTGCCGCCGCGGTTTGTTTGGCCTTAATAGCGGTGCGCCTGCACTGGATATAGTGGTGCAACGAGTCCCCTAATGTGCAATTTTTGCACATTGCTATGGATGGCAAGAGCCGCATAGAGCAGGGCAACCGCATCAAAATATAAGAGTCTGATTTTCAGATACGCTTTTCAACCTCTAACATTGAATTCTCATCGTGAATTTCTAAGCAGGCACTCATCATCAGATAGTTATATCCATGCGAAAATTTTGATGCGGTTGCCCTGGGATCTTACACGCGCCCAAACTTATTCTACTTCTGGATCCACAGTGTGATCATTATCGTCAAATACAAATGGGATCTCTAGCTGACCCTTCTGTCTTAATTTCAGCTTTTCAAACAACTGCCACATCTGCTTCATATTGTTAGACAATTGAAATACTGTGATTACTTGATTTATCTGCATAGCAAGATTTGGTTCGCCTACATCTGTGGTTAGAGATTGATGGTACCGAGCAGTCCTATTTCCACTTTCACTTACGGGAGTTTTCCGCTTCAACTCTTCAAGAACCCCTTCAGGAAGTTGCTTATAAATCAATTCATTTGTCCATTTACCAATAACCCCAGGACGCTGTTTTATGCCTTTCAAAGAAAGCTCCCATCCATTGAGACGGAACAATTCCTTATAGAAGATATCGGGAAATTTCTTTTGCCAAGGCAAAAGTTCTTCCGAAATGTATGCTTTGAGTATCCGTTGCAGTTCGTCTTTCTCGCGGCTGTACTGGTATCCTGTGGCCTCATCAACCAAAGCGACGATTCCCACACCAGACAAAGCAAACAAGATAGAGGTTGCAATATCAGCAAAACGCTCTTGAGATTTTAGTAGGGCACCATTCTTCCGTCCTTCGATATAGACCATACATAACCCTCTAAGAATGTGAGCGTTATAGCCAGTCTTTATCGAACCGAATTTGTTCCTGTATTCAATAGGCTTGGTCCACTCCATAAGTTCCTCTTTTACAAACGGTTGCAAATTGTTTGCATTGATAAATGACGGCATTCGGTCCGCTCTGTATTCTTCGCTTGACTTCCCTTTTCGAGGACGATCGAAAGCCTCAAATACAGATGAAGCCGTTATCACCCTCGTGTTATCACTTAACACAGCGCATGGTAAAATCCGATCCCCTAAATTAAGTTCACCTTCGCATATAGCCACCAATTCCGGCGCTTTCTTCGCTGTCAATTCTTCTTTGCTCATAGTTGGGATGCTGTTTAATTGGACAAAGGTAACGCCGCTGGGCGAACCATCTCGAGGACTCCCTCGGAATGGCAGCCCGGGAGTTGGTCTGCAAATAAGATTCGGTGTGAAAATGATGGATTGAAGCGCCATGCAAGCACCCTTATGCTGTGACGCTGATTTGGTCTGCAAATAAAAAGCAGCCTGAGATAGAATATGTTGAGATGTTGGAAAAGTGTTCCAGTCACTCTGCGCGCATATAAAGCAAGAGCCGCCCGGAGTCGCCCAAAGGGGTTCGTAACCACTCCAACAGCTTGGTTAGCGAGCTGTCGCAGAGGGGGAAAAAGAGTCTGAAGGGCCGGAGCGCAAAAAAGTTTGCCAGACATGCTGATATTGCAGACGTGGCATGCAATCTTTGCATTCGTAGAACAATTAGACAAACAACACAGCCGCTCTTGGGAAAGAGTGGGGCTGCATTGCAATACCATCTATTCAACAATCACAGCAACTAAAGAGAGAACACTCACAGATGACAGTCATTGAAGCAATCAAAAAGGCACTCAAAGAACAAGGTGTAAGCGAGAGCCACGCCGAAAGGGTGCAGAAGGCTTTTGGCGTGAACGCCGTGGACGGCGTCGCAGCCGCTGTAAAAGCCTTCAAGGAGCACATGCTCCCAGCCATCGAAGAGGCCGACAAGACGGCTAAAGAGAAAGCAGAGGAGGCTCGCAAAGCAGCCATTGCGGAGTACGAAAAGGCGCACGGCCTGAAAGACGGCAAACCCATTGCGCCGGATCCCACGCAACCTATCCCGCCGAAGCCGCTCGGAGACACCATCCCAACCGGAGCTAACGCAGAGCTGGCCGAGCTGAATAAGCAGCTACAAGAGATCCGATCGAGGATCACTAAGTCGGAAGCAGAAGCTGCCAACGCCGCGCGCCTTTCAGAGGCGAAAGCTGCCATTCAGAAAGCCGGTTTGCCGGAATCGTGGATTTCGCGGATCAATACATCCGCAGATGCTTCAATCGAAGAGCAAGTGAAGACGCTCGGAGATGAGCTTACAGCCATTCGGCAAGATGCCATCAATCAAAACGTAGCCTCAGGCGGTATGCGTTCCATGCCTGCGGAAAGCACGGCGCGCACAGCTGAAGACTGGGCAAACTTCATGAGTCAGGCCACGGATCAGAGTGCTGAAAGAGGCACAGCGACGTTCAATGCGGGCGCTGAATAAACGAATTACAACTAACAATTTAACAGTAAGACATTATGCCATTTTTAAGTCAAGAGCGAGAATTTCAGTACAAGCCCGGCATCGTGAAGGAGCTGGAAGACGTAGTCGGCGGCGGAACGATCGATCGCAGCGAGCTTCGAGCGGCTATCTTCTCCGGCAAGACGTTGGATGAATTGCCTCCGCTTACACCCGTGGTGAAAGACTCGGAAACGGGTGTCTACCATGTGATCAAAACTGCGCGCGTCTATGAGGCTGCCTCGACCGCGAAGTACAAGGTGGAGAAGAAGCACCTCTTTGTCGTGGGCGACGCCGTAACCCTCGGAGGTGCGTTTGACAAGGCTTCCGACGTGATCACGGAGATCGATAAGAGCGACCCGAAGTTCGACATTATCACACTGGCCGCTACCATTGGCGCCGCTGCAAAGGGCGACGTACTTGTGCTGGCCAAGGACAAACAGGGCGCAGGTAGCGCAGTGCCCAAGTATGGCGATAAGAAGAGTGAGGTGTTTCTGACAAAGAACAAAGTAAACCTCACCGTTGCCAATCAGAGCTGTGGGCTGCTTGTGAGGGGGACGGTGACAGAGGCATCTATGTTGTTCCCTCTCGACAATGTTTTGAAGGAACGCACGCGCATTCGCTTTGTATAATCAGTGAAGACAAACAACAATGGAAAGAAGCATTTTATCGTTGGTGAACCAAGCCAACCTTGAGGGGCGATTGAGATCCAATCCAACCCCCATGTTTTTCCCGAACTTCTTTGGGATCAAAGAAGTCAGCACTTTGACCTGGAAAACGCTCGTCGGAGAACAAGGCGTTCCCGTAATTGCAGACGTGATCAGCTTTGACTCGTCCGCGCCAATAAAGAGCCGGGAGGTGATTCGGAAGCTCTCTGGAGACATTCCGAAGATCTCCATAAAGTACCCGATGAATGAGTCGGATCTGAACGAATATATCCGACTCCAATCAGACATCCGAAACGACGCCCGGCTGCGATCTGTGCTTGATCTCGCATTCAAGGATACGGATCGAGCTTACAATGGTGTCAGAGGTCGCATCGAATGGATGGCCCTGCAGCTGCTTTCGCGTGGTGGATTCATGCTGAATCCGACCAACAACGACGGCATCGTAACCACCGCATTCGTTGGCTGTGGTATGCCTAACGACAATCGCCGCGTAAGTACGGCCGACTGGTCGAACTCGAACACTGCGGATGGCTTGCAGGACATTGCAGACGCTGTCGATATGGCCTTTCAAAAGGGGCGCAATATTCGGTACGTGGTCATGCGCGCTGACGATTTCGCGCTTTTGAGAAAGCAAAAGTCTACGATTGAGGCCTTGAAGGGTTGGCTGAACCAATCCGGCAAGCTCGCACCGTCTTTTAAGGTGATCAACAACTATCTCGCAGACCAAGAGTTCCCCGTCGAGATTAAGCTCGTAAAGCCAGCCGTGAGAATTGAGAATGCGGCGCACGTTCGCAAGACCGTTTGCCCGTGGGAGCGCAAGCGCATTGCCCTCATTGAGGACCTGAGGGTGGGCGATATTCGATACCGCCCGATTGATAAGGCGAAAGATCCATCTGTACTGGAGGTGAAGAAGGACTTTATTACGGTCTCTAAATGGTCGGAGCTTTTCATGGAATGGACGAAAGCGGAGGGGCACGCCATGCCTGTGATCAACGATCCCGAGGGGCTTTTCATACTGAGAGCTGATAATAATCCTTGGCCATTGTACGAAGACACGGAAGGGTGGGAGGTTTTTCTGTGATGACAGCGAAGGTCGCCCCCTTCTGCGGAATGTCTGTTGAAAAAAAATCTCCGGCGCAAGCATATCGCGCGGCATTACGTTTACGTTTGCACCGTCAAAGATCACAAACGAGGGCCTTGCGCGCAGCCCGTAAACAACCGAACAACTAACAACTAACAACGAACAACTAAACACCTAAACAAACCAACAACCAACGGGGCTTTAGCCCCCAACAACAAACAAACATCAGTATGGACAAAGATTTAGAGATTAAGACCGTCGGGCAGAAGAAGCTCGACAACGCGATGCACGTGACCTATCACACCGAGATGCACGGCATCCTCAAATCGGCCGACCAAGCCAAGACCGGCATCCCAGCCGAGATCATGACCGACTACAACGGCGGCATCACCGAAGAGACCGAGCTCAATCGCGAGGCCCAAGCCGACGCCCTCACGGCCGAACTCGTGAAGGCCGACACGGCCCGCGACCGCGCCGTGCAGTACTTCTTCGCCTCCGTCCGCGCCGCCCGACTCTCGCCCGACGAGGCGGTACAGAAAGCCGCCGCCGCACTCATGCCCACCGTCAGCGTCTACAGCGGTGCCCCCACCGAGGCGGCCGACCGCGAGACGGCGCTCATCTCCGGCCCTTTGGCGGGCCTGACGAC